TTATGACTTTTTGTTATTACTTCTTTATCAGCAATTACTGCTTCATACCGCTCAGAAATGAAGTCGCCATTATAACGAGGGAATGAAAGAAGAACAACCTTACCAAGATCTGGAAAGCGAGAATCTACTGAACCACGAAAGGCTTTATATATATTATCTGCAGTTTTGCCTTGCTCATTACCAGTTCCAACTTCTGTAGCAAAACCAGAAATCTCATCAAGAACAGCAAGCAAAAGATTTAGACCCTCATGAGATTCTCTTTCTGAGTGACCAGAATAAACCGTAATTGACTTATCAAAACTTATAGAGTCTACCTTTGCTTCATATTTACCAGCGAACCACGGTGATCTTTCAATCTTAGATTTAAAACCCTTAAAGAAAACGTTCTTAGCCTGCTGTGCGTTAATAGCAACATTTATAAGGTCTATTGCATCTCCACTTGGTTTTCCGAAATATCTTGCAGGGTCTTTAAGACATAGTAACTTATAGACAATATAAGCACAGGCAACAGTAGAGGTAAAGTCCTTCCCACTGCCCTTCCCAAGTTGTAATATGATCTCGTTCTTTGTGTATTTTTCATAATATTTTGTACCCTCTTCTTCACCCATTATATTTTGAAGATCTTCTTTACGATAAATCTGACTCATTGCTTGAACGATATCATACTGAATATCAGATAGTCCAGGCTGTCCGAGATAATCTGGAGACTCCACAAATGTCTTAGCATCTACTGGAGTTTCTTCAAAGTTATTATCGGCAAGAGCCTCAAGAAAATCATCAAACATCATGGACAATTGTAATCACTTCATCCCTTTTTGCAATATCAGAAAGCCTACGCATAATTTCATCACGAATTTGCGGATACTCTGAAGCAATATCTCTTAATATGCCCATGAGTATTTCTTGTTTTTTCTCAATCTGCAACATTTCTTCTGCTAGTTCTTTGTTTTCTAATAGTCCAGCCTTTTGAAGCATATCAATTCTCTTAGACTCAATATCCATAACTAATTTTATGGCTGCAGTTTTTGCTCCAAGATTTGCAGTTGTAGTTGCGTCTTCAATAACTTCATATGACTTAGTAATTAATTTATTATAGTGTGCGTCTGCTGCAGCCAATGCTTCTTTTGCACGAGCACGAATAGCATCATTGGCAGAAGCCATGACTTTCCACTCATTAATATGCTGAACTACACGATTGCGAGGTATTGCTAATTGCTTAGATATTTTAGTAGCATCATTACCTTTAAGATATTCTTCAACTACCCTATTTATTTCATCTAAATGTTTGACTAAATCATCTTCGGTACTCAATATCCCGCTCCTCTATTTTCTTCAAAGGCTTTTGATGATCTTGTGTCTATGCCTCTTTGAACGCCTACATATCTTGTTCCAGATATTACTGGGTCAACTCTATGAATGTAAACAAAATTGGCTGGAAAAATTATTACATCATTTGTTTTTGCTTTATATCTAATATCAAAATATTTAAAATATAGGTCTCCACCCTCATATTGATCATTCAAATAATACGTTAAAGCAAATTTTCTACTTGTGTTTGGAGTATCGTCTGTATGATCTCCTATGTAATGCCCTTCTTCGTATTTCATAACTTGCCAATCCATATAGACATCTGTTGGACATTTAAATTCTGCTACATAGTCCTTGATGCATTGAGTAGCGGCATGCTGTAAGGCTGAACCAATCTCCGTATCTAGCCCCATATAAACCTCAAAATTTTTTCTAAAGTCTTCCCCATTGCGCTGTTTGTAATGAACGCCCCACTCTAAGTTTTCTAATTTAGAATAAATATCACTAATGCCGTGATCTACATTATGATATACGAATATTCCTGGAGCAAGTATTTCTTTTATGATTTCAGCCATTGAACACCAACATATCTGGTCCCTTTTGTTATTTTATTAACACTATGCACATATGGAAATGCGGATGGAAAAACTAGCAAGTCGTATTTATCTGCCTTATATTCTATTTTAAAATTTTTAAATACTACCTCTCCACCCTCATAGTCGTCATTTAAGTAATACGTCATTCCAAATTTACGATTACTTCCTGGCATATCGTCGTAATGCTCTCCAAACATATGTCCTTCTGTATATCTAATAAGATGCCATGGCTGGTATATTTGTGCTCTAACATTAAATCTTAACATATAATCTGCTTTTGGAACCAATATTGCGTTTGTTAAAGCAGCATTAAGTTGTCCGTTTTCTTCTAATTTTATTTCGAAATTATTTCTAAAATATGTTTCGTCTGCTTTTTTAATTGTGTGCTCGCTTAATTCTACAGACTTAATTACTTCATCTATATTTTCCATTGTAGGAATTATATTTTTATATACAACAATTCCTGGTGCTAATTCATTTGATATCATTTATTTCCTTGGCAACCTTTAACAATATCAAATATCCAATTAAGTCATCAAGATCATTGTCTCCATAATATGCTGAGCCTCTTGATATTCTTGACAACTTGTCATCAATTCTTACGTGTATTTGTTCAACATTATTTGCTTTTGAAAATAGTCTTATTGGGGTAATTGCAGAATCTCCATATGACATATTCTTTTCAATAAGCATATTCTTGATGTCATCGCATATTTCTGATATAAGTGATTGTGTATTATTCATCGTTTTGATTTCCTTAATCCAAATTTAGCAAGATAGACATAGATTGTCTCTACACTCACTCCGCACTCCTTTGCTATATCCTGTGGAGACTTTTTATCCATTGTATATCTTTTACGAAGCCAAGTCTCGCTTGTATATAGTTTAGCACCCATACCTACTCCTTGTCAAACCCGACTGCTTTATCCCAGTTATTTGCTGCCCAATGCCCAATTCCGCAGGCATCAGCAACATCGTAATCTGTTATTTTTTTATCATATGCTACATCTAATAATTTAATTGTTCTTTTCTTTCTAAAATCTCTTTCGTATGTCTTATACCATGATGCCGATTTGCCTGGATGCGCTGATCTAATTTGTAGTTGCTCCTCCTTGGTTAATTTTTTATTTCCAAGATATGACTGCCAGGTTATTGGGGATACCCTTCCTATTTCCTTAATACCTGATATACCTGCACCAGCGATGATTGCTCCTTGAACTAAGGCTAAGTCTGCTGCTGTTTTTGGAGAATTCATAAAAACCGTATGTTCGATAACAAGAGCATCTACGTTTACTACATGATGAAATAATGCTTTTGATTTTTTACCAGCATCAATAATTTTTTCATATATATTACTACCGTCAAAATTTATCTTGCCCATTTCTTTTAAATTAGCATTCTCAAAAATAGCATAAGCAAGACTATTGGTACTTGCATCTATAGCAACGAATTTTGACGGCATTATTTTCATTGTTTTGTTTTACCTTTTATCTGCTTTAATGCTTTTGCCACATCCGAAGGATTTATATTGCAATTTATACATAATGAGTCGTCATTATAAATTGATAAATTTGATCCGCATGATTTACATTTTCTTTCTTTCCCTATTCTTTTTTTACGTCTAGTTAACAGATATCTCTCTGCTATTTTTTCTTTAGTAGCAGCATCTCTACATTCAGTAGAGCAGTATATTTGATATGTTATCTTTGTCTCAAATGTATGATCACACCATTTACAATGTTTCATTTTCTAGTAACTCCAGAGGTTTAATTTTAATTACCCCTGTCTCTGCCTCTGCACATGCTTTTTGTAATGGACAGTTCTTACAGATCTTTGAGTTTGATCTATATGTTTTTTGTGGCATAGTTCTATCAACCCATGCCTTTCTTACTGTCCTCATCCAGTCAAATGCATTATCTACCCACTGACGATAACGATCATTTACTGAAACAGGAAGGGCTAGTAACTCATGGTTGTTTTTATTTTCATAAATTACAACTCCCTTATCTACTTTCAGAATTTTCATATATATAATTAATTGCATTAAGTGGCCAAGTTTTGGCTTTTTATTTATTTTCTTGTACTCAAATGCATCGCTAGGAGATGTTTTAATTTCGCCTAGAATCCTATTCCCATTATAATTTAACATAACATCGCCATAACCATTAATTGGCGGATCCTGTGTCTTAACACGAAATTCCATTGCAGGATGTACTTGTTTGTTATACTTTCTTACTTCAGTATCAAACTCCATATCTTCTACTAAGAGGCCCGAATTTAATACCGCTTTCTGAATTCTTTCATGACCCATACTGCCTTGTGTTCTATTGGCGACACCATATGCATCTGAATTATCTTCAAATACTGCTCCATCAAAAGCAAGGTACCAGAATCTTGCACATTCTCCAGCACCATATGTTAGTGTGGAAGGTGCAAAATAATCTTTCTTACTAAAATAAGATTTTGTTTGGGCCAGATAACCACTCTGAATTATATCTGTTAGTCCTTCTGTAAAATCTACAAAATCCTCTTTAGTTGTTCCAGAGCCACCCTTTGGTGCTTTAGACATTACTTGCTTTAATAAATTTTTTGTCATATTTTCCTTTTGTGTTAGTTAATTATATCAGATATCAGCGAGTTATATATTTAAGAGCCGAAACAAGATTGTTGATTGACTCTGCTGCTGTATAGTATATATTTTTCTTACCACGATCTGACTTATCCACATTAGCCATCCATGTCGCTCTAAAAGCCATTTTTGCTGCAATAGCCTGCAGTCTCACAATTTCTACTGTAGCCACATTCATAGGGATATCTGGCTTTATAATAAGTTTGGCAATAAAAGTTAAGGCTGCTGTTAACTCTTCATCTTCCATATATTCCGCTATTTCTGATAGCCCATTAATCATTTCAAGTGTTGTTTTATTACCATGCTGATCTGTTGTTGTCATTTTTCACCATCTGTTCTAGTAGTTCTAACTCTATTATAGCAAGTCTGGTTTTCTTGCTTCCCTCGCCAAGCACAACTACGATGGCTGGATCGTTGCCATTTCGTATAGCATCTGTAGTAGCCTTAGCCCATACATCTTGGTTTAATGTAAATGATTTTGAGTTCTCTTTAAAATCTACAGTAAAGTTTTCCCAGGTAGCATCGCCCTTCTTAGTATTTCTACCAGAATTCTTATGCTGCTTAGCGCCTATTCTTTTACTCTCCGATTTTTCGCTCATTAACTTTCTTCTTCTTGTATCCCACTTTAAATAATTCTACTTCTGATAAATGTTTTTCTGGACACATCCATGAAGCCATTCCAGTTGTTGGATATACTCTGATTGTTTTTACTTCTACCCTACAAGTTTTACAAGGAAATTTTCCTTCGTAAATCGAATATTTATCCACTAATTTTATTCTTAATCATATCTTGTAGATCAAGATCCTCTCTTACTCTGTTAACAAATCCATCTCTACCCTGAACCTTAGAGCCATCTGGGAGCAAATACCAAGCACCAGTGCGCTCAACTATACCCATTAACTCAGCAGTATCAACAAGATCAGCGACCCCATCAATGCCCAAGTTATCGCCTCTAAAATAGAAATCATATTCACCAGACTGAAAAGCAGGACTGGTTTTACTAAACTGGAGTTCCCATCTAATTTTTCTACCAATTTTTTCTTCAATAGCCTTGTCGCCAACATATATTTTTCCCTTCAATGCTTGATTATCTGATTCAGAAGAAAACAGTTTTACTACAGTAGATGAGTAAAATTTAGTAGCCTGCCCACCAGTTGGTTGCTGGCTTGTATACATTGCATTAATATTATTTCTAGATTGAGAAATTAATATAAGCAAAGTTGGCTTAACCTTATTATTAGCATAGTTAAGCATCTTCCATGCATTACTGAAATCTCTTGATTCAGCACCGATTTGTTTTGTGTTCTCTAATTGTTTCAATTCGCTTGAATCTTTTTCAAAATAAATTGCAGGTAACAAAGAAGTGATTGAATCAACAACTATAATATCTACTCCAGCCTCAATCAGGTTTACTCCAACATCTACCATCTCATTTATTGTTCTTGCTTGAGAGACAATTAACTTTGAGGTATCTACGCCTAACTTTTCTGCCCAATCTTTATCATAAGACATTTCAGCATCAATCCATGCACAGATCTTTCCTTCTTTTTGTGCTAGAGCAATAGTTTGTAAGCATAAAGACGATTTAGCGCTTGATTTACTACCCCATATAAGTACTTGCCTGCCATAAGGCAAACCACCATTTAGTGCACGGTTAAGACCAAAACTGGGTGTTGCAGCATATTCAGTCTTTGGCACCTCATCTCCAACTAATATATTTTTTCTTAATTTTGGATTTAGTTGTGCTAATACATCTTCAAGGCTAACCGACATTTATATCCTCCAATATTACTGTACCGTCTTTAGTTTTACCTAATTCAAACTTATACGCATGGCCTTCTTCAATCTTCATATATGCCTTAGCAAAGGCAGTAGGAAATACTGTTACTGGATGAAGTTCTCTAGATGTATCTGCTAGAGTCAGCGATGCCATTTTCTTTCCTGCTTTCGTTATTCTAGGTTTAAATGATACCACAAATAACTCATCATCCTTATAAGGCAACATGCGATAATTTAAAAACTTAATGAGTGCAGAATCTGATCCTTTTATTTCGTCCACAGGAATAGCAGAGACAATTCTATTATCAGAACAGAGTGCAATATAACTTCGTCCAGCCTCAATCGTAGTTTGCTCTTCATCAAATACACCAATACTTCCTGTCTTATCTAAGATTTCAACACGAGACCATCCTTTACCACGCTTAATTCCTTTAACCATTCCCATAAGAATGAATGATCCCTTTTCCTCAAAGTCTTCTACAGGATTAATAAAAGCATGATAGTGTGATGGAACTGTTTGAGAGAATTCTGGCAGACCTAAATATTCATAAAGATTTTCACGAATCTCGTTATCATTTCTTGGATTATCTGGAAATGTGGCTGCACCTATAACTCTTAATGCCTCTAGTGCTCTACTGTTTACTCCATTTCCTTTCGTAAACGTAAAATCTCTAAGTGCCTCAAAAGACTTAAAAGGTCGTGCCGATATATAGCGTTCTGCAATCTTATCAGAGATAAACTTGATACCCGAGAGTCCAAACCGAATACCCTTACCTTCAATCTTAAAATCAATATCCGAATCATTAATGTGAGGCAACTTAATGCTAATGCCCATTCTCTTCGCTTCAATAAGATATTCAGTTCGTGCATCTTTGTCCCTTTCATTTTTTAATAATGAGTACATAAACTCAATTGGATAATAATACTTTAGCCACGCCGTCCAATACGAGAGCGTAGAATAAGCAACCGCATGAGACTTGTTGAACGAATAACCCGCATGCGCTTCAAAGTCATGCCATAGATCACGAGCCTGATTAGGACTAATAAACCTAGAAGCACCTTTAACAAACTGCTCCTGGAACGCATCAAACTCTCTTGCATCTTTCTTTTTACCAATGATCTTACGCACCTTATCGGCCTCAGACCAAGACATGCCTCCTAATTCAACGCAAGCCTGCATAACCTGCTCTTGGTATAGGATACACCCATATGTTTCTTCTGTGAAAGGCTTCATGGTTTGATGAAGATAATTTACAGCCTGCCTTCCATGCTTGCGCTCAATATAGTCTTTGCCAATTGTATTCATGGCACCTGGACGAACTAGAGCATTTGATGCAGACAACTCTGCAAGATTCTTTACGCCCATTTTAACAAGAAGGTTTGTATATGGAGTTGCTTCACACTGGAATACACCTTTTGTGTATCCTTCAGAGAGCATCTGATAAACCTTTTGATCAGTCATATCGATATTAAGTAAGTCAATTTCTGCTCCTTCACGCTCTTTAATAATATTTAAAGTATCGTTAATAACACTAAGCGTTTTAAGTCCTAGAGCATCTATTTTGATAAGCCCGATTTTTTCAGCCTCTTCCATATCAACTGCCACAACAGGAATGCGCTCATCGGAACCAGGAGAATTACGTGTCTCCATCGGTGCGTACCTAAAAATAGGATTTTTACTAGTGACAACGCCAGCAGCGTGTATGCCAGTACCTCTAATACGACCACGAAGTTGTTCGCCATATTGTTCTACCTCTGGATATTTCTCTCTAAACCATGCAGTGGTTTTTGAAGTGCAGTATTCGTCCCATGTATCTACTAACTTCAATACCTTGTTTACGTCTGCCAATGGAATATTTAATGCACGAGCAACATCTCGTACAACACCTTTATCTTTAAATTCTAAGAATGTCGCAATAGATGCAACATGTTTATATTGCTTAACTAGATAATCTTTTACCTCATCACGACGAGAATCTTGAATATCTGTATCAATATCTGGAAAGTCATTACGTTCTGGATTAATAAATCGGAAGAATAGTAGTCCATGCTCAATAGGATCTATATCTGTAATGCCTAGAGTATAACAAAGTAATGAACCAGCAGATGAACCACGACCAGGGCCAACCATGATTCCTTCTTTTTTAGCCCACCCAATCATGCTTTGAACAACAAGAAAATATGGACCAAACTTTTTATCTTTGATTACTTTTAGTTCTTCTTCAAGCCTACTTGTGTACTGTTCATTACTATCAAGTCCTTTAGCCTTTAATCCCTCATATGCAAGATCTGAAAGTTGTTTGTCTGGATTTTTGTACTGTACAGGCAAAAGATTAAGTCCATCTTTAATGTCATAGTCTTCTATTTTATTGGCAAGTTCAATTGTATTCTCATAAATGTCTGTTCTAAATATTGCCTGTTTCTCCATAGCAGACTGAATCTCTGCATATGACAACAAATGAATATCAAACTTATTAAATGACATCTGTCTGTCTTCACCATAAAGATAATCAAGGCGCTTCATTAAGTCCCCTTGCTTTTTGGACTTTTCGTATGTAGCATCTTTTTGAATTTTATTAGAATAGGTATTTAGAATTAATTTTAATTCTTGTATTTCTTTTTGTGACGGATCAACGTGATGACAGTCTGGAGTAACTATAGGCTTAATCTTAAATTCATCTGCTAGTTGCAAAATTGTTTGATTTATTAACTCATCATTGTGTGGCATTACCTCAAGATAATAATCATCGCCAAAGGTGTCTTTAAACCATTTAATGTATTTCTTTGCCATTCCAAGTTCATCAAGTTCTATTGATTTAGCAACAATACCACTTGGGCATGCAGAAGATACAATAATTCCATCTTTATATTTTTCAAGTACTTCAAAATCAATTCTTGGCTTTTTGTAATATCCTTCTGTCCATGCAATTTCATTTAATTTATTTAAATTTTCTAAACCTGCCTTATTCTTGGCTAGAAGAATTATATGATTATAAACCATATCTAATGGAGTAGTGCGATCTGCTTTGTCTCTTTGATCAAATCGATCCTCACACATATAACCTTCTATGCCAAGAATAGGCTTTATACCACTTGCTTTAGCAACACGATACATTTCTCTGTGGCCAGAAAGGGAGCCATGGTCTGTAATCGCAATTGCTGGCATACCCAACTTTGTAGCACGTTCAACATATTCTGATGGCAACCCAATACCATCAAATAGCGAAAAGTGAGTATGTAAGTGTAGTGGTACGTAATTCATCTACTACCAGTCAATGTTCGTTGCTGATGTAGATGAAGGAGCATCAAAGCCTAGATAAAAGGCTTCTTGTTCTGCATATGGAACACGACGAAGTGCCTTTTCTAGTGGATAAGGTTCAACACCTTCCCAGTTAAATGGCTCCTTATCTGGAGCAGATGGAATTAGGGTATAAGAGGTTTCTGTACCCTGACCATTACGCTTTAACTTCCATGTAATATTTGAGATGCTTCCTGTCTCAAGAGCATACTCACGAATTGTATTGAAAGCAGACTGCTTGCTAACTCCCATATTCCAGATTGCTACATACGGTTTATCTTCAATACCGTCGTCAACAAGAACATTGCAATAGAAGCGAAGACGTGCTCTCCAACCGCTATTACCCTTAGGATCTTTGCGGTACATTTCTTCAGCCCAGTCACGTCCCTCTGTATCCATTGTATCTACAGCCTTACGCTTATAGTCCTTTGGATTTGTGTGTTCCTTTACAACAAGTGCAAGTCCACGCTTATCGTCAAAGTGAGCAGAATCTTCATCTAACTCTTCAATGAATCTAATTTTTACAGACTGACCATCCGCTAACTTTAGCCAACGTACTTTTGGTGAGTCTTCTTTTGGTTTATCAAGCAGGGCATTAATGTTTTTTAGTCCCTTTATTACGCTCATTATTTTCTCCTTTTGTCGTTTCTATTATTTTAGCATAGACACTATTGACTTGTCAAACTGAGAATCTAAGTTTTTTATTGACATGTCGTCCATATCGCCTATATCTTTATATTGTTTGTCTAACTTAATTACAGTAACCTTTGAGCCTAATTTTTCAACTATACGCTCAATCATATTACCGCCTGCCTCATCGTTATCTGCAATGATTATAATATCATTAAAGTATCTTTGAAGCAAATCTATTTGTTTGGATGATACGTTTGCACCCAGTGTAGCAACTGCTGGCATGCCTACTTGGTCTAATCTAATTGCATCAAAAGACGATTCAACCACATATATTTTACTTGATGCTTTATTTCGATTTAAATTAAAAAGCACCTTTGACTTAGGCAACCTAGAAGTATTTTTAAAAACTTTTCCTTCAATAGATCTTCCGACAAAGCCCACACAAGTATTTTCATGATTATGAATTGGTATAGTTACCATGTCTTGGATCTCAGAGTATC